GGTTTTATGTTCGGTTCGTTTTGGCCTGCCGCCTCGCTTTCCAATTTCCTGATTGACGGTTCGCTGGTGTTCGGCCTCCCGTAGCTCTGGCGGCTGCCAATCGGCAACGACCGCCGCGTTTCTCGATTCGATCTGCGCCTGCTTGCCGGCGCGCCTTCCCCCGCCAGGCGGCAATGCAGCCGCCAGCCATTCCAGCGGCTGCAACGGCCTTGCCCGCATGCAATCACGCAGCTTGTCGATCACAACCCCGTCGCCGTGCTCCTTGCGCAGCCCACCGAGGAACGACCGCGCCTGCTTTTCAGCAATTCCAGCGTTGGTCAGCAGCGGTACGCCGTAGCCGAAAATGATCTCGTCGGCGGTCATCGTCGGCGG